ATGCTGATTCTACCGGACCACAATCACCAAATTTAAAATCATATGCCTCGAATGACGGAGTTGATCCATGAATAAATGCGGCGGTGTCTGGGTCAACCAACTCTCCGTTTTCACCCACGGGAATATAGTATTCTAATAAAGGTCTAACATACTTCGGATTTACAGTTATGGGTTTATTCGGTTCACGGATAATACCATTTTTCAAATCATCCCATAATATCGAGTTATTTTTTGTATATGGAGCTGGACCATATACTTCTTCCCACCAGTCGGGCTGGATTGACATCCCTAACATTTCCCATGGACACAAATGTGGTCGGTCTGTGTCTAATATGTACCGATACACCCCTCTCCAATACGCTGGTGCTGGTTTATTATCCGGTGTTACTCTATCTTTATAATTATGAGTGAAAAAATTATCATCAATATATCCAACATTTTTTGTATAATCATACTTTACGTGTGGAATCCAATTATAGAATGATGGACTCATCACTTGATTAATTTCGTCAATATCGTATACATTTGATCTGGAATATCCGGGCAAGTAATCGTGGATATTAAAAATACTTGGATCGTATTCTATTTTTATGTTGTTAAATATTCGTTTCTCTAACTCGAGGATTAACTCATCTCTATAATCATTAAATGCACGAGTTATACTGCCATCATGACCTTGAATAACATTGACTGGGGTAACCAACGACGTGTCTACATATATTTTAGGTTCAAACTTAGGATATAGTCCTAATTTGGTAGGGGTTGGTGGGCACACTGCTCCATCAGTAGAATTATATTCTCGAATCTCAATAATATCATGCTTGTTGTGTGGTGCTGATATGGTCACAAAATTATCATGGGTGAACGTATAATCCAGTCCATGAATCAGTTGTTCGCCATTCAAATAAATTAGGATAGATTTATTTGATAACGTAGCTAAATTAAATGATGATGGTAATGGATATAAATTGGTTCTGGCATCCAACACTTCAATAGTGGTCGTTATATATGCACCATGTGCAAACATGTCTGACAAATAATACTTTGATGTTTTTGGGGTATTTTTAAATAATTCGTCTAATGCATAGTCGACATGATTGTTTGCATCCATATCAACACCAGTATTACTGATAGTATTCAAGAATGAAACTTTGAAAGCATGATAATCATTACGCGCATGATTTAATGCTTCGATAACATTTGTCTCTTTTGAGCAGATGTGATACAAACACAAATTCAATGATCCGGTGTGCTGAACTATTTTAGTACCAAACTTAGAAATGTATCCAACATCGCGCAGATTAATATAATCGCTCATATTATCCAAAATGCTACCAACATGATCAACGATTTGTCCCAGTGTTAATTCTGTGATATTCTCATTGAGTGGATTGTTCTGTAAGTTTGGTGGTATCTCATAAAATCCCATTTCATTTTTGGGCAGAGATGAGAAACATTTTATCGTTACGATATCATTGATGGTAACACTATCATTAATTACGATATATTTCGCGTTAGATGATACCTGTACGCCAAACTCATCATTGGATAATACTCTGCCATTTACGGTTATGGAAAAATTGATCTGTGCATTAGAAATATCATCGTCTACTATCCCAAGCGTGAAATCAATTGATTTAGTCAATATAGGATTTCCTTGCTGATAGGTTTTAATTTTAGTAATTGTGCCATTTATATCAAGAATTGAACATTGTAATTCAATTATATCGTTTTCATATAGAACGGAAGTTATATTGGCCCTATACATTTTATTAGATACTCGATATGCGGATTTATCTAATTTATATCCATTGATGTATACCCTAGTGTCTAGGTATATTGATTGTTGGATATGATCATACATATCTATTGGGAAATTATTAACTAATCCAGATTCTTTGAATATTCTAATAACTGGTTGATAACGAGACCGTTCGGTGTGAGTCCATCCGTTTATATATTGAGTTGAACCCAAGGAATTTATTAATGTCAAATAACCAGATCCTACCTGCTTGTGTGATTGGGTATTAGTGACCGGATTAATAAATGCCACCACATCTGACATTATATCAACTGTGAACGAGATGTCTCCGATATTATTAATGTTTCGATACGATAGCGGGAATCCTAAAACTGCATCATCCACCCCAGTTCCAGTTTTATACGAAAATACTTTAGTCCCAGTAAAATCCGATTGTGGGTATGCCGTAGCATCACTCAAACTGTTACCAAAATCATCTACTATATCAAATAGTGGTGCTTGATTAACCAAGGTTTTTTGTTGGCCCAGTTTCCATGACCCATCGGTATACCAGTACATATTACCTTGATTTTGATGTCCGAGTCTAACAAAAATGGTTTCATTGTCCACTGGAACAGAATCATCTGTCTCTAATAATGTGATTTGTTTTCGACGACCTTCGAATAGTTCAAACATTTGATCCCCGGAACTACGGGCAGTCAATGTAAATTCAGTAGAGAGCTCCGGGTCTGTGTATAAGGTGATGGATGTTTCACTTTTGATTTTTGGATAGTATATTTTCCGATTTACCAATCCATCTATTAACGGATTTCCGTTGCTCAAATAGGTGATAGGGAAGCTATCAATCAATCCATGTGGTATGCTAAAATTAATAGTGTTGTCGATTATGTTAATATCATTGGCATTGAATGTTATTTGTCTGCCGGGAATATCAACATTAACAAATTTTACGGTGTATATTTTATTTTTTACCCTGACATCGGTATCCGCGGTAAATAATACTCGCATGTTATCTGCTAATTGTTCACCATCGACATAATACCCAGTGCTACCTTCTATTTTAGAAAAAATATCGGTGGTGTGCGTATCAATTAATTCGACATCTTGTTTAGCTTGGTGCCCAAAATTAAATAACTTTAATCCTGTGTTAAATTCTATAATTGGTCTAACGGCCCTAGATGTCTGGTCGAGATCAAAATAGCCCCCATTTAATTCCTCGGAGATGGACAATACGTCTTTGTGAAACCATTTATTAACCCGACACCATTGATTGCGATCTGGGCTATCCCGGCTAATAACAATGTATTCACGGTCAGTTGGTTTAGATGAAGTTGATCCAAACGAGGTGGTATCAAATGCCTCATTATCGAACAATGCAGATATTTCTCCGACATATGAACCAGTTATGGCCAATTCATGTTCTGATATTAATCTAATTCCTCGGCCAACCCCTTCTACATACCACGCACCCAATTTGTATTTTTCTGGATAAGTTTCCCCAACGAATTTTACTTTCATTCCATTAGATAACTTGGTACCATTACTCATCGTGTATTCTATTTTATCAAGTAAATCTTCTTCCACATTCAATGAGGTATTTTCTTCAATGTTGAAAATTTTGAATATTCCTCCTATGTTTGGATTTGTTGAACTAGAATAGTATAATAAATCTGGGGTATTACGACCAACTTTAAAAATTATAGTGCCATTATCCAGTTTATTAGCAGACAATCCGCTGTTAAAGGAATCATCAATATCCATCATGCGAGAATCTTTTATACAAAATGGATTATTGGGCGTATCAATATTAAATACATATGTTTGGCCACGGTATAATGTGATATCTGGGTTACGAACGGCATTAGTGGTACCGAATATATAGGAATATGTCCCAGAATCATCAACCATTGAAATATTGTAGGTACTGCGAATGTCCTTTTGCTGACCAAATATGGAGATGATTTTCGGACCCTGTGGTTGCCAATAATAATCTTGATAATTAACGAATTTATCCCATGATATATGTGGATCCCATGAATACATTTCTTGTTGATTAAGACGCTCGTGATTAGATGTATTACTTCCAAAAACACCCAACTGGTTTATATGATCGATATAATCCTTGAAAAAGACGATATCATCATGATCATTTTTTATGATTGCCGCAGCTTCCAATTGATATGATTGTCTAACATCATCTGCTGCAGTTAAAAATACATCCGACGCTGTGGTAGATTTGGAATATTGGCGACCGATAAACGAGGATATCTTTTTAACCGTTCCTGGTTGAATTAACGGGGTGAGCGTTGAATTGAAAAATTTTTTATTACTATCAGTTCTATAGAATCTAGGTAATAAATTAATTGGATCTTTTGAACTGTTGGTATCTGAATCAAAATTCATACTGTGGTATCCTTGTATCTTATGGTGTCAAACCGATTGAGTTAATGGTAATTGATGATATAATTTCTATATCATCCACGGTTGCGCCGTTAATAAATATTTGATCTTTTTCTGCACGGATCTCATACAGATTTCCGAATGTTAAATTGGGTTGCTTAGGTACTATTATGAAATTCACGATATATGGTGCTACTCGGTTCATTACATATGCGGTTAATTCACTAAAATAGAAACTATCGCCAAAATCCCAATTTTGAATATTGAAAAAATCTTTAATCGCCAGCAAGACTTTTGTTTTTATATCATTGTCGCTCATTACGATCTCTGAATTTTTCACCACTTTGAAAATCGCTTGTACATCTGTTGTTGCATTCTTGCCAAATAACACTTTAAATTTCACCGGGTGATATATAATCTCATCACTTACTGATTTTATCTTGTTTAGACTTGGGGCCAACATCGTGTATAATTGGTCAGTGCTAGGCGGTTGTGGCTCATCGGTTAATGCACCTGACATCCATTGTCTATATGCAATATCGTACCTATTGGTCAATACATAAATGTCAACGATGTTAGTTACCCCTGGGTCAATTCTAGTATTATATGATGCATTGTGGACGTACTGGAATTTAATACCCCGTCTTCCATGATACACCTTATATTTTTCAGATAATACCAGCCCATTGGCAGTTACATATTTAACAAGATTGAGGTCTTTGATATAAATGTATGTACCATTATCTGGTATGTTTGGCATAATAGGAGTGGTATTGTAAAACTTAATAACGGAGTTATCACATAACCTGAATTCAGAACCATCACTCGATAATTGTGTTACAATATAACCGTGATCGTCATCCCCATCGGTAACGGCAGGTACGATTTCACTGAATACTTCTGGATTATCAACAACGCCGTCATCGTCAGTGTCTGAAAATGTTAACTGGATTTTTGTGGTATCAATATATCCATCAACCCCAATATATTCACTGGATAGTTCCCATTCCTTGTCAGCTATCATTGATTCTGTTGAATCGGGTGCTTTGTTTATAGACAATACTTTTATTTTATCTTTGATACTTGATCTAGATTTCAAATCGTAAATTTTCTCGGAAGAATCGTAATAAAATCTTACCTGATTTTCACTCTCGAAAATATATCTTAATTGCCGATATTTTATAGTATAAATGTTATAATCGGTAGAAAATAAAATTAGCCAGCTAGAATCTAATCGTTGATTGGTGCTATTTTCTGTGGGATTAAAATCAGAAACAATATTTAAATTGACATCCAAGACAACTTGCCAACTAGAGGATGAAACGTCGTATCGTAGACCAAACTGTTTGTTAGAATACATCAAATTGATTATTAAATTAACGACTCCTGTTGATATGGTGTGGTGGAATGCCGGTATTACTGCGATCAATTTTGCATTACTTGGTATGATATCATTTAATATTAATACACCACGACTTGAGTCTGGTATTTGAATCACGGTTGCCCATATGATGGAATTATCATGTGTTGAGAATTTCAATAATGAGCCGATGTTAACTAAACTTAATAAACTATCACCGGCATTATGAGATACACCGGTTTCGGTGTAAGTAGCCCCATCAGTAATTGCCAAGTAACCATTTGTTAAATTGGTCTCAGAATAATTTTGAATGAAATAATATCGTTGATCTTCGGGCAAGTGTTGAATATATTTGCTATAATAAAAATCTCGTAAGGTATTACTTTCTAACACCCCGTATAACTGATTATATATCATTGCTTCGATATCGGTCTTATTTTTATATGAGAAGCGAAACGTAGTGTAATATTCTTCTTTATATAAGGAGCCGTCGTCTGAAAATAAGTTAGTTTTACTATATTTCCCAGTTGGATCAAGCAAATCAAAATATCTACTGATACCACTGGCAGACCGGTTCACAGATTTAACCTTTATTACTTCTTGGTTTACTGATAATGGTGCAATATTGTAATCTTCGCCGGTTATCATTCTATTTTGAGTATAGTATGTGGCTGGTGCGTTAGCTTTTATACTGGTAGTCGATTCTGCAACTGCCGAATTCGACACAGATGACATCAATGATAAAAATAATGACAGTTCTTCTGTTGCACCAGTCCCGGAAATATACGGAATCGTTATCATGACGCTCCTAATATCTTTCGGGGCAATCGTGTACTCTAATCCATTACTAGTTCTATAATATGCTCGGAATTTTCCTTTTGGTAGAGTCCCGAAGGTGCCATCAGAAAACATCAAACTAACAAAATCATTGCCACGAGAGACGATACTATAAATATTACGAATATTTTTGTTTAAGCTATTATATATGACATTATTTCCTTCTAATGAAGGTACTTGCCCCCACAATTCAGCTTCGTTACCATTAGAATCAAGTTGATATAACCAAACGTCAGTATTATTAATATTACTTGCATCAAGATCGACGGATTGATTTGGTGATGGTTGAGTGATCGTGAACGTGCCCTGTCCTAATACCCCCTGCTTAAAACTACAGAAAAAACCATTAGTATTAGAACTAGCACCTTTGCCGTCATTTCGATATACAAAAGCTAATTTATTTCCAAGTAGCGGGGGTTCTTCCTGAATTGTGTCAGATCCCCTAAATGTTGACGAGATGATTTCAAATGCCATAGATCGTCCATCAATGGATTTAGAGAATTTATATAATGGTACCTCGTGTCCGGACGATTGGAAACGATATTGTTCTGTTGGTATCCCGCCAATAATAGCTTTATCATTTGGATTTCCAAATTGATTGCTTCTTGGTAGGGAAGCGTTAATAATTTTTATGAATTGATCGTGCCAACTAGGGTTGGTTTTATCATTCCAACCTACGATTTTCCCAGATAAAGATTCCCCGTTAATATCTGAAAGTTGTTCGGTTGTCTGAACCGCGGTCAATTTCAATAACCCAGATGCCCCGAGGTTCCGCTTGGGATTATACCCAACCAGTCTGGCCAGTCTGAGAACACTATCTCGTCGATCCGCTAATTCTAAAAAGTTTTCACGGGCATTCAGATCTATCCGAAATGATATACTTTGTCCAAGAAACGCAATCATGTCGATTAATGCTATATATTCAGATGACTCTATGTAATCATTAAAATCTTCTGGATAATTGTTTCGTAGATAATTGATCATTACTCGACGTAAATTTTCAAAATCATAACTTTGAAAATCTGCGTTTTTATAACTCTGATAAATGCGTTTCCAATCTTCGGCTACTAGTAATTTATTTTGTCTATCGGTTGCTGACATATCTATATTCCCACTGGTATCGTGTATTTATCCCTGATCCAATGGGTAGTTTAGAGTCAGTACAACATTAATTGATTTGCGCTGTCAAATTTAATTCGCATGGTATCAATGATGTGATATGGTAAATATTCTAGTTGACATTCTATTTTTAATCCATGACCCCGTGAACTTTTGTCGTATTCTTGGCTTATTTCAATTTTCTTGGCCACTACCCGTGGTTCAAATGCAATAATTCGATTTACGTCGTTCTTGATGATCTCCCGTAATTGCTCGGTCATCGGCTCAAACAATTTGTCCCATATCACTGTCCCAAATGTTGGTCTTTCCAGCATTTCTCCTAATCTAATATGGAAATGGTTTAAAAGATCCTGTTTTATTAGATCTAAGTCATATAGGGCAAATGATAATGAATTAGTAGATACTGTACTGAATCCTTTATATGTTTTAGAGCCGGGTGATTGCTGATCTATTAAATTACCCTTTATTACGATTTTGTCATACAATTCAGATGATGCGGTCATATTTTATCCTTATTTTTTAGACATTTTTTTAAAGGTGTCCTGTAATGCGGTGTATTTTGCAAACGCAGGAGGATCTTTCTTTGGATCATTAGGGTCAGTTCCTAGCGGAACTACGTCATACTTATCACCTTTTTTAAATGCTACCGGATCTAAATTTTCATGACGTGCCCATGGTTCTTTTAATGGTATTCTGCCAGGAATTTTACTATCTTTTGGTGGAAACGGAGTGGCGACTTGACCGTTCACGTTCACTTTCTGTTTAGCTTTAACATTAATGTTCGTATTAGAACCGATCAAGATGTCATTTTCCGCGGTAATCTGTATTCCCTTTTTAGAATACATTTTTATTTCGTCTTCAGAAGTTATATTCATTCCTTTTTTAGCATATAGGTTGATTTTTCTATCAGCGGTGACATTCAAGTCATTTTTTGAATGGACACTTACGCTGTCGTTCGCGAATATATCAATCTTCCCATCGCTAGTTAATTCGATCCATGTAGTACCACGTGCATTACCAATATAAATTAAATCTTCACTATTGTGCATTAAGATCTGGTGTCCGGTCCTCGTCCGCAATCGAATTAACTCGTTATGTGGTCGAGTAACATCCCCTCCTGATTGTCCATACTCGACTGCACTATAAGATGGTGGCCCTTCGGATGGTGATTTATTTCGCAAAAATTTATCGTCACCATCATCCATGACAAAAGACGATCCTCCTAATCGACTTACAAAAGCAGATGTGACTTTATGACCTTCAGGTCCAATTGTTCCAGTTTTTGCCCCAGGTCGTTTATCAATTGGACCCGGTGTGGAAATACCAAATACCGAGGACGGTGCTTCACGTCGCGCAGAGCTGGTGGTTATGCCGCGAACATCATCTAACACCAATCCTTGATTAAATAGCACGTCTTGGAAAAAATGAGCTGGTTTGTTGAACATGTTCCCATCATTGAAATTTGATTGTGCTTTTTTGTTATATTCCGCGACTGGCAAACGAGAAACCCCCTTATTATCGTTTGATTTTGTCCCATCCGATATTAACGACGTTGCCGCATACCCAGGCATCATAAAGTTCATCTTATCATCGGGCACACACCCAATCCAATATCCACGTCTTGGGTCGCCTTCTATAAATATTACAACTACTATAGTCCCAACATCTGGTGGAATCATCCACATGCCATAGCTTTTTTGAGTATTATTGTAATCATCCTTTTTGCCATTAAAATCCAAACTAGTGACACCATAGAAAGGGGTCATGTATTTTACCTGAACGATTTGTCCAGTTGAATCAGGATCGTTACCAACTTCTCGTAATATTTGAACTTCTAATGTTCCCATGTTATTTGGGTCTAAGTGGCTAACTATTTTAGCCAGATAGGGGCCAGATTTTAGTGATGGTGCATTAACTGGTTTTTGTGTATCGTTTGCCATTTAAACTTGTCCCGGTCGTCTCATTAATGTTAAATCTTGTGTAAATTTTCCCTTTGAAAAATTACTGGATACTTCATATACTTTGTATAGACCACTAAATTGACTAATTAAAGTGGTGTTCCCGAAGTCTGCCTTGCCTGTCGCGACATTTATATCAAGGGGTGTTCTGAAATTGACTAAAATATCAACTTCCCCGGATTGATAATCCATGCTATGATCAGAGTTAATATTTTCATAGTTAGTTGGTTTTGCGGTGTAATTCCCCCAACCACTGTCAGCAATAAAATATGGATCACCTAGTATTTTCATGTGCGGTTTTGCATTATCGAATCCGGTGACAATTAAATCATGTGCTTGTTTTGCAAGTAAGGTGTCTGGATTGTTCAACCCGGCACCACCCTTCCCTGAATTTGATGAACTAGTTTTATCATGTCTTATCTCTGATATAAAATCCGACGATCTCTTTTTTAAATCATTAGCTGCACCAAATATTTTGCTGGAAAGGGTTTCTTCTTTTTTCGTTGTGGATTCTGGCTCTTTAGCAACTGTTGCCATTCTATCAGCCATGGCAGCATCTCCGCTATTTTTTCCAGCATTGGCAAACATCGAAGTGTAAAAGGTATTATTGAAAAATATCTCGAACTCCATTACCTCGGTATTTAACCCAGTGTAAATATAATTATATTCTTTCACCGCTTGTTTTTTTGCAGCATCTTGTAAGTTCTGTGGCATAGCTTTATCTGGGGGCAAAAAGGTAGATGAGTCCACATCGTATGGCACAACTCTATACACAATTAGCCGAGGTTTCATCCCAGTTATCGAGGTATTATCATCGGTTGGTAGTTGATACATCTGTGGTTCAACCCTCCACCATGGGATTTTGCCACTTTTGGTTTTCTTTGCTGACAATGCGCTATTTCCGTAGGTACTCATCACAATAACTTGATTTATAACATTTATGATATTTGATTCTTGTGTGAATTTTAATTCCCCGGCATTAGCATCACATGTCATGTTGCCACGAGTATAAATATGATTCTCTTTATCATACACTAAATCACTTTTCTGAAATGGTGAGTTTCCACTGTTGAATGGGTCAAAATTCATAGAAGATTTGCCAATAGCATTAACTTGATTAGCCTTCTGTACTAGTGTATTATTACCACCGGATTCCACTGATAGTTTTAGTTTATCGGGAACAGACTGGGTGGGCTGAAATGAACTAATAACTGATAGTGTTGATTTGGTAACGTTTAGGTTTTGAATTATACTAGGTAAACCAGACCCTAAATCATATGGAAAATATATTACAATTTCATCTGCATGTGGGAGATTGTTTTGTTTAGCTACTTGTTTGGCCCTGTCGTTTAAAATAGCCTGTAAACTTTGCTTTCCAGATTGCAATATCTCTTGAACAGTTTTCCCAGTTATAGCCACATCTGTCTTAAGTTCGGCGTAAGATGTTGACATTGATAATTGATTGTACGGGACGGCGGCAATATTGTATTCTGCACCATTCGCGGTTACTCGCATGTCAATGGCGGTGATTTTAATAGGGAAATGTTTTGTTGTTTTCTCGACACCAGTTAATGAATCACCAGATATCCCGAGTGCTGCTGAACTCACGTGTCCCATAAATTGTAAGGTTAATAAATAAACAGCATTTATATAGTTTTCATGCCCAGTGTGATTTGCCGCTGCTTGGATAGCATGAAAAAACATTCCCATACTATATGGCTCAATGATTTTAAATTTTAATGAGGCTGCATTGGTGTTTCCGGATGTTTTTTGAAATCCAACAATGCTAGATATTTCAACATCATCTATGTAAAATTCAAAGACTCCAAATCCTTCAATAACTACTCTGTTTTTATAGTCACCACTGCCGCTTTTGAGAATTATTTGGCCTAAATCGCCGGACTTATACGTTTCGTTTGGATAATTAAGCATATAGTCATCAATTGAACTCAATGTAAAAATATAATTGAATGATGAATATGAACTCAAAACATTGGCGAAGGGTGGTGTGTGCGGCAACTCTTCAAAATCTGAGATTATTTTAGTCCAATCTGTCGGTTGTGAATTAGCTCTGCTATTCTCCAACGCTGAATATGCTTTGACCGCTGCCGAATATCCTGGGATAACTTTGTCCGGGGTTGAGATAAACGTAGTGATCCCCTCGAATAATTTCGTGCTGGCATCGATTAGATCGTTTTTCGCCCCTATTGCAGAATCGACCACGGATGTTTCGACTTG